GGATCCCACGATTTTTTCCTGCGGCTCCTCCAGGCGATGAAGCACCAACAGTAATAGTTAACGTTGCTCCAACACTCACTGTTTGTGATGACCCAATCCTAAAACCTCCTGCGCCGCCACCTCCGCCGGCAAATGATCCTGATCCAGAACCACCGCCACCACCACCGCTTGCAACACACAAGTAATCAATACTCGTCACACCCGTTGGAACTGTCCACTGTGTAGTGCCTTTGAACGTAAATACAGTTTGGCTTGGTACGGTGTACTTCAGGATAACAATGCCGGAGCCGCCTGCGCCGCCTGTAACAAGCGAAGATAAGTAAGATGAACCACCTCCGCCACCACCGGTATTAGCACTTCCAGCCGATCCTGGGTTATTACCTCCTGCCGTACCTGCGTTGCCACCACCACCAGCCCCACCAGTGCCTGCTGTTCCGCTACTGTAAGTGCCGCCGCCACCGCCGCCAGCATAAGTTACAGACGATCCCGTGATTGTTGATGCTGTTCCAGCGCCTCCGTTTCCGCCAACAGTTGATGTACCGTTAGTACCTGTCCCAGTAGAAGCGTTAGAACCACCACCACCGCCAGTCCCATAGTTCGGTGTTGAAGAAGAACCTGAACCACCAGACCTTCCTTGTTGGGGATTTGCTGGTGCGCCGTTACCACCATCAGAAGATGCAGCAGGGGTATCGCCTGTTCCTCCCGCCCCTCCAAAACTACCGCCGCCACCAGAACCACCATTAGCACCTGCTGAAAGAGCATAACCGCCTTGCCCACCACCTCCGCCGCCATAGGCTTTTAAGGTGTTAGTTCCAGCACCTGACGGGCTTTCGGTTATAGGCGACCCTGCAATATAAGAATCACCTCCTGAACCACCTTTATTACCTGGGGATGTACCTCCGCCAGAACCAGCAGCTCCTACGTTTATTGTGTAATCAACACCTGCCGTTACAGTTAACCCAGTTCCTGTCCTAAAACCGCCAGCCCCGCCGCCGCCACCATAACCACCGCCGCCGCCACCACCTCCAGCGACAACCAAATAATCAACACTGGTAACACCAGTAGGGCAAGTCCAAGTAGACGTAGCGGTAAAGGTTTGGACGATGGTGTAGCCGAAAGTGGGCCATATACCTTGTCTTTGAGCAAGGAACTGCTCCATCAGTGACCAGACACCCTTAGCGGATGTTGTTGTCGGAATATTTGCTGGGCCTATGACCCCGCCGTTACCTCTAGGCATGGCGACTCCTAGCTAATATCTTCGTAAGAACAAACAACCTTAAGATCACCGGACGTTCCTGCTGTAGCACCTAACGACTTATCTTCTTCCAGATAGATATAAGCGTCTTTGTCTATGATGACCAACGTGGAGTCAGCAGGAACAACTACTGTAGATGCTATCTGTGTAGCCGTACCACCTAGCGCAGCAGCAGAGTAAAAGTTAATCGTAATCTCTGCGTTGCTAGTCCCGTCTACGTTAGCAACATAAAGCGAGTTAACTTTTAAGACCTTGCCTGAACTTGCAGCGTTGCTAAGAATAGACGTTGCAGACGTTGATGACAGGTCAACCGTTACGGTCTTGCCGTTAATGGTTGTCGGTGAAAGTAAGTTTGGAGCTGCCATGTTTATTCCTATCCAAAAATCATTGCTGCTGTCACTGGGCTAAAGCCACCACCGCCTGACGCTGTAGCCCAAGAAAGTGTTCCAGAACCGTTAGTAGAAAGTACCTGACCATTCGTTCCGTCTGTGCTTGGCAGTGTCCAAGTTACGTTAGAACTAATAGTTCCGGCAGCCTTGAAAGCTACATAATTGCTTGAGTCGGTATCTGCAAAGCGTATCGCACCTGTAGCACCGACCTGTACGTTTGTTCCGTCCCAGGTCAGATTCGCAGAACCGCCAAACGAACTAGAGTTGTTAAATTGAATCTGGGTATTAGATCCGCCTGGGGTTGCAGAAACAGTCGCCCAAGAAAGGTTTCCGGAGCCATCAGTAGATAAATATTGACCGTTAGAGCCTGCGCTAGACGGGAATGTTAGTGTCGTCGTTCCTGACGATGCAGCCTTAAGCGTAACCGAGGCTGTCCCAGAAGAACCGTAGGTTAGCTTGACCCCCTTACCAGATCCACCCGTGTTTACAAGGTCAATAATCCCGTCTGCGTAAACAGAACCGTCTGCCGCCAAATAACCCTGTCCTACTAAAACACTCGTCCAGTAGAGCGCAGAACTCTGTTTAATTGCTTTGCCGCTTGTACCGTTAAAGACAGCAATGAAGTTATCTGTCGATGAACTTGGGCCAGTAACATCACCACCGCCCGCGGGTGTAGACCAAGACAACGCACCAGAACCGTCGGTCTTAAGGAACTGGCCCGACGTTCCATCAGCATTGGGTAATGTAAATGTGACGTTAGCTGCGACTGTTGTTGGTGATTTAAGACCAATGTAGTTAGAGGAGTCTGAGTCAGCAAAACGTAAAGCCCCTGCCGATCCAATTTGTACGTTAGTACCATCCCACGTTAAATTAGCTGACGCCCCAAAAGACCCTGAGCTATTGAACTGAATTTCAGTTGAAGACCCGCCGGGTGTCGCATTGGCCGTAGTCCATGACAAGGTACCGGAACCATTGGTTGAAAGTACCTGTCCATTTGTTCCATCTGCATTTGGCAATGTCCATGTCACATTGCTTGCCACCGTTGAAGGTGATTTAAACGCAACGTAATTGGATGAGTCTGAATCTGCTAGGCGAATAGCACCTGTTGATCCGATCTGAACATTGGTTCCATCAAAGGTAAAGTTTGCGGACCCTTGGAAATTGCCCGACGAATTGTATTGAATCTGCGTAGTAGAACCACCAGGAGTTCCCGATACAGTCGTCCAAGATAATCCGCCTGAGCCATTAGAAGTAAGCAACTGGCCGTTGGTGCCATAACTTGTAGGAAAGGTGTATGTCTGAGGTGTTGTTGACGCCGCATTACTTGGCTGCAAGCGAAGTACTTTTGTTCCGCCGCCTGCGTCATTAGATTGCAGTTCTAGGTATCCTGAAGTGCCAGCGCCTGTATTGGCTGTTACTTGGACATATCCAACAAATGATGCTTGCCCTGTGTCAGTAATAGTTGCCGATGAATTTTGAATCAACTTCCCGGTGGTTGAATCAAAGCGGACAATTGCGTTATCCGTTGAACTTGCCGGTCCTGTTACATCACCACCTGCTGCAAGCGTTGCATACTCAAGTGCTGTGCCGCCAGAGTTAACACGTAGGTATTGAAGTGACGTACCAATTGTTGTTAAGCCAGTACCGCCATTACTGGTCCCAAGCGTTCCTGTAACCCCTGTAGATAATGGCAGTCCAGTTGCATTGGTCAGTGTGCCGCTTGAAGGTGTACCTAACGCACCATTGAGTACAACTACTGCGCCAGAAGATCCTGTGTTAATTGCAAGCGCTGTTGCAACACCTGTACCTAAACCCGATATACCAGTTGAGACGGGAAGACCTGTAGCGTTTGTTAAGTTTCCTGAGCTTGGCGTTCCTAAAGCGCCACCGTTTACAACAAACGCTCCCGAAGAACCGACGCTTACTCCAAGTGCAGTTGCTACATTAGTACCTAAACCCGTGATACCCGTGCTTACCGGCAATCCAGTACAGTTTGTAAGCGTTCCAGAGCTTGGCGTACTTAACGCACCACCCGGAGCAAGATAGTCTGAACCGGCAGATGCCGCCGTAACAACACCGCTTGTGCCTTTTAGGATGCCGGTAGTCGTTGCATTAACTATTACTTTTCCAGTGGCGCCACTAAATAACGCAAGCTGCCCATCTGTAGAGGAAGACGGTCCTGTAACGTCTCCACCAGCAGCAATCGTTGCGTACTCTAGTGCCGTACCCGCAGAGTTAACACGCAACACCTGTAATGACGCTCCTAATGCGGTAAGACCTGTACCGCCAGAAGTGATTGGTATAGCTGTGCCGTTATAACTAAGGGTGATGTTCCCTGACGTTGTGATCGCCGAGGAAGCGTTTAAAAATGCTGGAGGTGTGATACCTACTGATGTGACCGTTCCCGTTCCTGATACAGAACCCCACCGTACACCTGTTGTTTGCGTGGAGTCAGCAATTAAAACGTAGTCGTTCGTTCCTACTGGAAGTCTAACGTTGTCAGTGCCAGTATTGACAATCAAGTCACCCTTGGTTGTTGTCGGGGCAAGCGCGTCAAACGCAGATGTCTTATCACTTTGCCCTGTACCGCCACTAGCTATAGCTAGTGTTCCACCGAGCGTAATTGTTCCGCTTCCCGTTATAGGACCGCCTGATGTTGTAAGCCCTGTCGTGCCGCCCGATACGTCAACACTTGTAACCGACCCGGCACCAGATGAAGCGTACTCAAGCGCAGTTCCACCAGCATTAACCCGTAGCACTTGTAACGCCGATCCAAGACTTGAAAGCCCTGTACCACCGTTACCGTAGGTAAGCGTCCCGGTAACACCCGTAGATAAAGGTAGTCCCGTTGCATTTGTCAGCGTAACGGACGTTGGTGTACCAAGGATAGGCGTAACAAGTGTTGGGCTAGTCGCAAATACCAGTGATCCCGTACCTGTCTCATCAGAAATAACACCTCGCAGTTCTGCCGAGGTTGTTGATGCAAACGCCGAGAGTTTGTCTGACGTATAGGCAACCGTTCCGCCAGGACCAAATGCCATCGTTGAACCGTCGGTCCCTGATAGCGTAACTGTGTTGCTTGCCGTGAATGTTTTGCCATCAGCCACTGTCAATGTAGAGCCAGTAGCCGGAGAAGTGATTGTTACTTTGTTGTACTTTCCGCCAGTAATGTCACCCGTCGTGTCCGCAATCGTGACCGCCGAGTTTTGAATGATCTTGCCCGTAGTTCCATCGAACCTTGCTACCGCATTATCCGTGGCAGATGCGGGACCATTGACACCAACAAGCGCATAGTCAGAGCCATTCCAGTAAACAACAGCCTCTGCCCCAGAAGCAATCGTTACGCCCGTAGTTGCTGATGCCTTAAATACGATTGCAGCGTCTGCACCATTCTTTACAACATACCAATTTCTACTTGAAGATCCACCTGGCGCAACGACATTCCTGCTTGTTCCAGCAGAACCTGTTACCAAAATAACAGCATATCGTGCTTGATTGCTAGCCGATCCATCCCCGTTGCTTAACGTAACACTTGCCGACGTTACATCAACCGTTACCGCGCCGCCGATCGCCACGTCCACGGGAGACGTAAGCGAATTGTTAATTGTTGTACCCCAAGTGCCATCTTCTGTGCCATTGACAGGCTGGGCAAGCTTTAACAGGGTGGTGTAATTAATAGCCATACCTACCTCACGAAGACGTGGTAATTGGGGTCCACGTTGTAGTCACACCAGGTGTGATCGGTGCCCACGTTGTTGTCACGCCGGGGGTAATTGGTGTCCACATCTTAGGCGATCCTTAGCACTGCGTTGGTGGCATCTGCCGCGGGAAATGTAATCACAAGGTCTTGCGCACTCTTGGTGATATTCAACCCAAAGTTTAATACAGCAACCGATCGATTTCCATTGGTCGAGTTATAAATTAAAGCGCCATTGGTTGTTAGTGTTACGTTTGTGAACGTCGCCGTATCAAAAGACCAATACGCAGTTGTTCCTTGAAAGGAAGGGGTAATGTTTGTGAGGACGACCCCTCCAGCGGAATAATTGGTTCCACTGGATTCACCTGCCGTTGTGTACGCAGTCGTTGAGGCACCGAGATCCGAGTTTGCGGTGTATAAGGCAAGCTTAAAGACATCGCCGGTACTCGCAGTGAAGTTATGCAGACCCTGCGCGAGCTCTACTTTGAAGCTTGTGGTCAGGGTTTGAATGATTGCCATTACACCACCTTGTCTCGGACTTGGCCTGTCCTGTAGGCATCTTGACGCTCAAGGCCATCACCAAGACGCTTGGCCAATATAAGCGCTTCTTTGTAGCGGCTATTAACCAGGTTAACCATATCAGGCTCACCTTTCAAAAAGGTGTAAGCCTCAATAAGGCATCCGTATAGCAATACCGTGTCAAAGTTATCGCCAAGCCATGTGGTTGTAGAACTTACGTCACCAACTCCTATTGATGTTGGATAGTAGAAATAGTGCAGCTCTACTGAATACGCCAGGTCCGGCGTCGGCCCAAGCATAAAAACCAACTCTTTAGTGTTCGTTGGATAGTCAGGGCCAAACAAAGCGTAACAATAAGGACGCCCAGTATTCCCTGTACCCGTTGGTATGGGGAAAGACTCGCGTATAAAGTTTACATCTTTGTTGAGCAAATAGTAGTAAGAACCATCCGAATCAATAACCGCAAATGAATAGGGCGCAAGAAAGTCATCCGGTGCCTGCAAATACCTAGTATTTGCCACACAAGCAGCAGTTACGTTTCTCCGTAATGACGGAAACTGAACTGTGTTGAAGATTCTCTGCTCAGCCTGTTGCGCAAACGTCTGAAGCGTACCTGTCTCAAACGTGGTTTCGCAGAAATCTTGAATCGCAGTCTTAAGCTCGCCCCAATTCATGATGGCTCCTTAAGCCATTGGCCCTCGGCACATCGTACCTTTAGTGGCCGCACCGGCTCCACGCATTTTAATGCCAGATGTCTTAACTTGGCTATTTGGATTCATAGCAACGCCATGAGTAGGCTGCCAGTCCTTAACCATGTTGTATGGCATTTCCTTGCCTGGGCTTGG